TCAACGGCCGGCTTGAGGCCGCCCTCAAGCGCGAAGGCGGACCGGATCGCCGACCTGACCGGCGCAGCGATCGGCGAGTAGGTCGTCGTCATTGATCGGCCTGCACCGTCGGGGTGATGCCCACGTCGGCCGCGACGAACTTGTAGATCGCACCAGCAACCGGGTTGCTGACGATGACGCCGTCGCCGCGCAGCAGGCCGACGCGCACGAACGCGGCGCCCGAGGTCTGCTTGCGCATCAGGTAGGCGCCGCCGCCTGCGACCTGAGCGATGAAGTCGCCCGCCGCCGGCGTGAACTCGGCATCAAGAGCAGTGGTGAGGGTGGTCATGGGTCATCGTCCTGTGTTATGTGGTTGGGCCTGTCAGCGAACCATGAATGAAATATTCGGGCTCAGCTTCCACGCCGGCGACCGGAAGCGCATCCGCCCGGCATGGATGAGCGCCCATTCGACGAACTCTGCGCAGTCGTGCCGGCTGTCGTCCTGCCAGGGTTCGCGGAACAAGTTGCCGAACAGCGCGCCGTAGTCGTAGCCTTTGCCCAGCTGCTCGCGCGCCCAGCGCAGGCCTGCGGCAGCAGACGGCACTGCGAAGTCAACGATCTCGTAGTGGCTGACTCGCTCGAAGAAGTCCTCAGTACGAGTCTCGACAACGCCCTTGAACGCGAGCGCCTCGAGCACCGTCTCGCGCTCAGAGATCAGGCCGCAGTGCGACCATTGCCCCCAGCGATCAGCCATGCGGATCAGCACCGACCCGATGCTTGGCGACCGACTGTAGACAACGCGCAGGGTGGGGCTCACTGTGTCGCTCCTTGCGTGCGTTATGCAGACGGAGGAGGTTGCCCACTGGCACCGCGGCTGGTTGGCGGGTCGGTGGCGGTCTTGTCCTGAGCCGTCTCCAGGCAAGCTGCGTCGATCGAGGCCTTCGTGGCGTCTGGCGATGCGTCGAACTCGACTGCAGCGATCGATCGGCGCTTCTCGGCCAGCACCGCTGCCGGGAAACCGGTGCGCTGCATCCCGTCGAGGATGTCGATCTCCGCCATCACGTCGGCGATGTTGTAGTCCGTCGGCCACTCGACCGTGACTGACACGGCCGTCCCGAGGCCCTTGCCGAACAGGTGCCAGACGCGACGTTCCAGGTTCTGCAACTGCTTGGCGAAGCCGGCCAAGTCGGCGTTCAGGGCCTCGAATCGCAGCTTTCGAGAAAGGCCAGATTCGGTCGGAGAGGCGGACTGCGACAGCACGTCCTCCATCGTGATCCTGGAGATCGCTGTCTGGTCCCTATCGATTGCGTCGAGGTAGGTCTTCGCCGGCCCTTCCGGCGGCGCGATGAAGCCGGGCGCCTCTCCCGAGTGCACCAGCATCGAGTGCACGCCGATCGTCGCTGACACCGTCGCCGGATTGAACTGCGAGGTCGCCTCTGCTGGCACTTGCAGGTGCAGCAGCGGGAAGGTCACGCTCGACAGCTGCTCGTCGCGCTGCGACCGCATGTTGAAGATCGCCTTCGAGAGGTCGGCGACCTGGGCGAACTTCCCGACTCGCGGGAAGATGTGCCCGCTCTCGGTGAACGGGATCACTGGGCATTGGCCGAACGGATGTTCCCCGGACACAAGCACGGTGTCGCCGTTCTTGACCTCCCAGGTCGTGGCGGTGTAGGTGCGCTGCACGACGGTCAGCTTGCCGTCGACGTATTCCTGATCCTGCAGGGTCACCGAGTTGAACTGACCGCAGTCGACATCGATCTCGAACTCGACCAGGTCCTCGGGGTAGGCGATGCGCAGGTACGGCACACCCCGGCGCTCGATCTGTTCCCGCAGAGATGATGCAGGCTCGCGCGGCTTGTCGATGACCAGCAGCAACGAGCCGCGCGCCTTCGCTTCGAGCGAGAACGTCGACAAGAACGAGTCGAGCGGCGTGCCGCGCTGGTCGCAGTCGGCCGAGAAGATAGCAGACAGGCCACCCTCAGCGCCCTTGCGTGTCGGAGCCCTGCGACGCAGGAACGACACGAACCGCTCGCAGGCGCTCAGCAGGTGGTTCTCATAGACGGCCGTTGCGACTCGCCTGGCGAACTTCTCATCCGACTCTCGGCCATAGCGCACCAGATACGTCGAGTTCGGGTCGACCACAGGAACGAACGAGCCTGAAGCGTTCTTCGAGTAGGTCACCGGCGGGTTGAATCCGCCGCTGCCGTTGAGGGCATGACCGATGAAGCGGAAACGGCGGGCGAGGTGCGACCAGTCCATGCCGCGACTGTCTCTGCCGATCGTCTTGAATCTGCGCTAACGCGTGGACAACACGGAGCGATAGTGCGCGCACCAAGACCCGCGGTCGGCGTGACGCCGCAGCGGGAACAGTCCCAGGCTGGCGTGATGCCGAGCCGGGTCGCCCACCCGAAACCCTACCATGCTCGACCTCTCGAAGTTCAAAGGCAAGACCCTCGACGACGCCACGATGCAGGAGCTGCAGGCGCACGTTGACGGTCCGATCGATGCAGCCAACTCGCAGCGTGACGCTGCCCGCAAGGAGTCGATCGACGGCCGCAAGGCGAAGGACGCGAAGATCGCGGAACTCACATCCCGCGTTGAAGCGTTCGCTGACCGCCTTGGTGTCGCTGCCGATGTGGACCTCGCATCGATCCCGGACGTCAAGGGCCAGGCCGATGCGAACAAGCAGAACGAAGCCAAGATCGCCCGGCTGACTCGTGACCTGGCAGAGCGCGATTCGACCATCGCCACGATGGGCAAGGAGCGCACTGAGGCCAAGAAGCAGGCCCTGGTGTCCAAGGCCATCGCGGAGCAGCGGTTCAAGAACCCGGAGGACGCCTCGGTGCTCTTCGGGCTGAACGTCGTGCAGGAAGGCGACGAGTTCATGTACCGCGGCGCGGACGGAAAGCTGCTGCCCCTCAACGAGGGCGCGGCGCTCTTCGCGAAGCAGCGGCCGGACTACATCCAGCCGTCGGACGGCGGCGGGCAAGGCTCGGGGTTCAAGGGTCAAGGCGGTCAAGGGTCCGCAGGCAAGGGAGGCAAGGCCCCCGAGCGCAAGGACTACCCGAACGAGGTCGAGTTCTTCAAGGCTGCAGCGGCGTTCAACGCCACGGCCGAGTAGCGCTTGACCTGACCATCACCACCAGCAAGGACTTTCAACATGGCTACCGGCAAGGCATCCGACTTCAAGATCTACAACGACCAGTTCTTCGGTGGGCTGGTCGAGCAGGCGGTGCAGGACACCGCCGCCCTCGGCAGCATCGGCATTGCGGTGCGCTCGCGTCAGATCCGCGGCGACTACGACTACCGCTCGTTCTTGAAGAAGATCACCTCGGTCTCGCGTCGTGACACGACCAGCGTCGCTGCAGCGACCGGCATCGCGCTGTCGATGGACGAGAACATCAGCGTAAAGCTGGCCCGCAAGATCGGCCCGCTGGAGCAGACCCTCGACGCCTGGCGCAAGGCAGCCCTGCCGTTCGCGTCGGCCGAAGCCGGCGACAACGGCGCGCAGGCCTTCTCGCGCTACATGGGCGCCGCCATCGCCAAGGAGGTCGCGGTCGAGATGCTCGATACCGGCCTGATTGCTGCCTGGAAGGCGCTGGAGCAGGGCTCCTACAACAAGTACACCATCGCGGCCAACGGCACGATGACCACCGCCGCGCTGGTGTCCGGCCTGGCTCTGATGGGCGACGCCGCGTCGCGAATCAAGGGCTGGGTGATGCACTCGAAGGTCTACTGGGACCTGGTGCAGCAGCAGATTGCCGCGAACATCCTACAGGTGTCTGGGGGCGTGGTGCAGACCGCGCAGCCGGTGACCCTCAACCGACCGGTCTACGTCACCGACTCGGCCTCGCTGCTCGTGGCCGGCGCGCCGAACCTGTACCGCACCATCGGCCTGGTCGAGGACGGCATCGTCATCGAGAACAGCGAGTCGCAGGAGATGGCGTTCACCCTGGTGACCGGCCTCGAGAACCTGGTGCACCGCATGCAGGGCGAGTACGCCTACAACCTCTCGTTGCTGGGCTACAAGTGGGACGTCGCGAACGGCGGCGCGAACCCCGCCGCAGCGGCGGTCTCCACGGCCACCAACTGGGACCAGACCGCGACGTCCTTCAAGGACCTCGCGGGCGTCTCGATCATCTCGGGCTGATCGCCATGAAGGCGATCTACTACGCCGGCTTGGTGGTGGGCATCGAGGCGCTGGTGCGCGCCTCGCGTGCCGCAATCCCGCCATCCGCCGGCCATGTCCGCACCCGCGATGCCGACGCGTGGCTGCAGCAGCCGCAGCAGGGCATCGAGAAGTTCGACGCGGTGGTCATCCCGGAGGGTGAGCAGTACGACGCCCTGGCGGAGGCCTACGCGTCGGCCGATGCCCATGTCGTGCGCGGAGGCCCTGAAGCATCCGCCCGCTGGCTTGAGAAGCCGGTCGATGAGGGCCCGCCTCCGCCTCCGCCTCCGCCCGAGCCGCCCGAGCCTCCCGAGCCCCCGAAGGGCAAGGGCAAGAAGGGCGGCGAGTGATGGGCAAGCCCGACACCGCCGAGCCAAAGGCGCCCGAGCGCACCCCGGAGAACACGCCGCTTCCCGGCGGCGGCCGTTGGGTGTGGGACGCCGAGTCGAACAACTGGGCGCCCGCGCCCGAGCCTGATCAGGAGTGACCAGACATGGCACGTTACATCCGCAATACTGTGATCCTCGCGAAGGTCGAGGCGACCGCAGGCACCGACGCTGTCCCGACGGGGGGCGCCGATGCGGTGCTCGTCTCGGACGTGAGCATCACGCCCCTCGAAGCCACGAACATCGACCGCGCTCTGATCCGCGCCTACTTCGGCGCTTCTGAGCAGCTGGTCGGCACGGCCTTCGTGCGCTGCTCCTTCACGGTCGAGCTTGCGGGATCCGGCACCGCTGGCACGGCGCCGCAGTGGGGCGACCTGCTGCTGGGCTGTGCGTTCGCCGAGGCCGTGCTGGCCACGCCGAACCGGGTCGAGTACACGCCGGTGTCGACCTCTCTGAAGACGCTGTCGATCTACTACTACGACGACGGCGTGCTGCACAAGCTGCTGGGCTGCATGGGCAACGTGAAGTTGTCGGCCAAGGTGGGTGACCGCCCGAAGCTGACGTTCGACTTCATGGGCGTCGATGGCGGCATCACCGCAGTCGCACTGCCGTCGACCACGCTGACCGCCTGGAAGACCCCCGTGGCCATGGTGAAGGCCAACGTCGTCGACGTGACGCTGGGCGCGAGCTACGCGACTGGCGCTCTGACCGGCGGCACGGCCTATCCGTCCACGGGCATCGAGGTGGACCTCGGCAACAGCGTGCAGTTCAACGCGAACCTGACCGCCGAGCGGATCGATGTCACGGATCGGTCGGCGACCGGCACCCTGCAACTGGATCTGACCGCGGCCAATGAAGTCACCTTCATGGGCACGGTCAAGGCCAACACCACGCAGTCGCTGGGCTTCACGATCGGCACGGCCACGGGCTACAAGATCATCGTCCATGCGCCGGCGGTGCAGCTGATCAACCCGCGCAAGGAGGAGCTCAACGGCTCGCGCCTGATCGGGTACGACGTGCGCCTGGTGCCGTCCGCAGGCAACGACGAGATCCGCCTCGCTCAGGTGTAACACCCACCGACCCTTCCTCAACCCGCTACGCGACAGCCCCCCATGCTCAAGCTCACCGTTTCGAACACGATCGCCATCCAGGTCCGCGGCACCCTGCCGCGCGAGGACGGCAGCGCCCAGCCCTTCGACTACACCCTGGTCTGCAGCCGCATGTCGGCCGAGGAATTCAGGGCGAAGGGCGAGGCGCCCGGCGGCGTCGACATGATCGAGTTCATGCGGGGGGTCGTGCAGGACTGGCGCAGCGTGGCGGATGAGGCAGGCCAGCCGCTGCCGTTCAGCGACGAGGGCCTGTCCGCCCTGCTGAACATCACCGGCATGGCCTCGGTCGCGTACTACGCCTACATCGACGGCTGTTCGGCCAAGGGGAAGGCAAAAAACTGACGGAAGCCGGCCGCCTGCTGGCGGCTGGCGACCTCAGCGACGAGGGCGGCGATGAGGACCAGCAGCGATCCGAAGTCGACGAAGCCCTCGCGGCCTTCGGGCTGTACGCGGTCGGCTCAGTGCCGATCGACCGGCCCGAGGAGTTCTTCCTCCTGCCGGAGTGCGTTCCGGCCTTCGACCTGTTCATGGCGGTGCAGACGCAGTGGCGCGTCGGCCCGCTGGGCCCGACCGGCCTCGACTACGCGGGCGTGCGCGCCTCTCCTGCCTTCCGGACCATCCCTGCACGCGAGCGCGAGGCGGTCTTCGGCGACCTGGTGCACATCGAGCGCGGCTGGCTGACGGAGAAGGCGCGCAGGACATCGACTTGACGCGATAGGACACCATGAGCGGCGAAGCCGGCATCGTCGGGATCAGGATCAGCCTCGAGGGCGCCGCCGGCGTCAAGCAAGGGCTCGACGCTACATCTGCGGCGACGATCAAGCTCGAAAAGGCCACCGCTGCGGTGTCCGCGGCTCAGGCTAGGGTCGAGCAGACAACGCTTTCCGCAACCCGCGCTCAGGCTGCCCTGGCGGCAGCGCAGGCCGACGCGGGCGCGTCCGCAGAGAGGCTGGCAGCGGCTCAAGCCAAGCTGTCCTCGGCGCAGGCAGCACAAGCGACCGCGACGGCTAACCTCAAGGCGCAGTCGGCGGCGCTGAAGGACCTCCAAGACGCACATGCCAAGGCGGCGGCCGGCGCCAAGCTCAACGCGAACCAGACGGCCCAGCTGTCGGCTCAACTGCAGGATCTGTTCGTGCAGATCCAGGCGGGAGGGAACCCCCTCACCGCAATGATCCAGCAGGGCAGCCAGCTGTCAGCGGTGTTCGGCGGCTTCGGCCCGGCCCTGAAGGCGATCGGCGCCCTCATCACGCCGACCACGGTCGCGCTCGGTGCGCTCGGTGGCGCGGCCGCCCTGGTCGGCGCGGCGTTCATCTCCGGCATCCGCGAGTCGGACAAGCTGCGCGGATCGCTGGCCCTGACGGGCAACGCGGCCGGGATGACGGCCGACCGCTACGAGGCCATGGCCGGGCGGATTGCCGCCTCAACGTCGACGGGAATCGGCGCCGCCAAGGAGGCCCTGCAGGCGCTGATCGAGAGTGGCAGGGTATCGGAACGTGCCATCGGCTCAACGGCCGCAGCAGCGGTCGCCCTGGCGCGTGCCACGGGGCAATCCTCGGGCGAGGTGGCGGCGAAGTTCGCCGCGATGTCGGGCGGCGTCGCCTCCGGCGCGCGGGCCCTGAATGAGCAATACAACTTCCTGACCGCGGCGCAGTACCGCGACATCAAGGCCCTCGAAGACCACGGCGACGCGATGGGCGCGCTCGACGTGACCATGCGCGCCCTGGAGTCGCGGGCGACGACCACCGTCGCGCAGCTCGGCTACCTCGAGCGGGCCTGGAACTCGACGAAGACCGCGGCATCCGGGGCCTGGGACACGATGAAGGGCATCGGCCGCGACGAGTCGGTCGGCGAGGCCCTTGCGAAGGCCCAGGCCAATGCGCAGGGCTACCGCGAGGGCTTGTACTTCCGCGAGCGCACGCAGGGGGCCCAGGACTACGCGAACGCGGTAAAGCAGGCGGCGGGCTATGAGGCCCTAAATGCCCACTATGCGAGCGAGGCGGCCGAGAAGAACAAGGCCGGCATTGCCTGGGTCGAGCTGGAGAACGGCGCGCTGTCCGAGCAGGAGAAGATCCGCAAGCAGATCGCCGAGATCGTCGCGAAGGGGCAGGCCGCCGGGAAGACCGACGCCGAGATCGCGCGCGTCGCCGGCGAGGCCTGGGACACCAGCAAGGCGAAGGCGCTCGGGCTGGCCGAGGCACTTGCACGCGTGCAGGCCGCCGCCGCCATCGGTGCGGCGAAGAACGCGGCGGCAATGTCGGCGCTGCGCGGCCAGCTTGAGGCCGGCGCGGTGACCTCGATCGAGTACCTTGAGCGCGAGGGCAAGCTCCGCGCCGAGGCGATCCGCGGCGACCTCCAGGCGATCGAGGGGGCGGCTGCGGTGGCGCGGGCGAAGAAGGACAACGAGGCCGAGGTGATCGTTCTCGCTGGGCAGGCGGCGGCGAAGCGCATCGAGCTTCGTGCGGCCGAGCGCGACAAGCTGCTGGCCATCGACCTCGATCTGAAGAAGCGCCAGCGCGACGCATACCTGGCCGAGTTCGACGCAGCCGAGAAAGCTCGGGACGAGAACGACGCACTGAACCGTGCGATGTTCCAGCGCCGTCGCGCCGCCATCGAAGAGGTCGAGCGGTACGTGCAGGCCATCGCAGATGCCTCCAAGGTGACGGAGCTGGAGGGCCGCATGCTCGCGGCCACGGACTCCGAACGAGAAGTTGCGATCAGGCTGCTGCAGATCGAGATCGAGCGCCAGCGTGAGCTGCAGAAGCTCAAGGAAAAGGGCGGCTTGACCGTCAAGCAGTTCGAGCACTACGAAGCGCAGATCAACGCCGCCGCCGCTCGTGCCGGCGCCGACGCGCAGACGAAGGTCTATCAGGCCGCCTGGGCGCGCACTTTCGACAGCGTGCAGGACGGATTGACGGCTGCGCTGCTGGCCGGCGGCCGCCAGGGCTGGGACGGCGTGAAGCGCCTCGTCGTCAGCGAGGTGCTGACCCCGGTCATCAAGATGGCTCTGGCGCCGTTGTCGGCCTCGATCACCAATGCGCTGGTCGGAGGTGGTGCTGGTGGCGCGGCCGGCGGTGCCGCTGGCAGTATGGCCGGCGCAGCTCTGGGCGCCCTGGGCGGATTCGGTAGCTTCGCCGCAACCGGCTTTGCTTCGACGCTGGCAGGGACCGGGCTCGGGACCACGCTGGGTGCTGCAGGCTCGCTCATGGCCAATGGCTCGATTGCCTCGGGCCTCGGCATGGGTGCTGGCGCCCTTGGCCCGTATGCCTTGGCCATCATGGCACTGGCCAGCCTGGACAAGAAAGCCACGCCTCACGTCGGCGGGTATGCCTCGGTCGACGCGACCGGCCGCATCACCGACACGACCGCTGCCAACGGCGGCAAGCAGGACGCCCAGATGCAGTCGGCCGTCGGCGACTTCGCCCAGGTGCTGGCAGCCTCGTTGAACGCTACTGCCAAGGCCTTCGGCAAGGAGGCCGCCTACTCGATTCAGGCCGCCTTCGAGGCCGATTCGAAGGACAAGTCATGGGGCTACCTGCGCGTGATGAGCGCCGGCGGCTATGCGGGCGGGTTCGATGCGCGAGGAACTCTCGCAGCTGACCCGAGCAAGGGGTTCGCAGAGTTCGCCGGCATGGCCGCGAAGTCCGCAGCCGACGCCCTGATGGCGCTCGACTTGCCAGCATGGGCCGACAAGATGCTGAGCGCGATCACTGAGTCAGACGGCGCCGACAAGCTCGACGCGGTGGTGCAGGAGATCGTCTCGACGCAGCAGGCGGTCGTTGCCTTCGGCTCCGCATTCAAGGGCATGGGCGGCGTGCTGGGGTCGATCGCCGGCCTCTCGAGTGATGCGACCGTCGAGCTGGCGAACGCCGCCGGCGGCATGTCGGCGCTGTCCTCCGGGGTGTCGTCCTACATGCAGGGGTTCCTGAGCGATGGCGAGCGCCAGGCGGCCATGCTCGGCGCAATCGGCCAGCAGCTGCACGCGGTAGGCGTCGAGACTCCAAAGACCCGCGAGGCATTCAAGGACCTGGTCAATGCGCAGGACCTGACCACCGAGGGCGGGCGAAAGACATTCGCCGCGCTGATGGGGGTGGCCGGTGCGTTCGCCGAGGTCGTGCCCGCCAGCGAGAAGGCCGCACGCTCAGCCGAAGACATCGCCAACGAGCGCGCGTCGCTCGAGCAGCGTCTCCTGCAGGCCCAGGGTGACACCGTGGCGCTGCGCAACGCCGAGCGCGAGGCGCTCGATGCAACGAACCGCGCGCTCTACGACCAGATCGTCGCACTGGAGGACGCCCAGGCTGTCGCCAGCGAGCGTGCCGGACTGGAGCAGAAGCTGCTCACCTTGCAGGGCAGCACCACCGAACTGCGCCGGCGCGAACGCGAGGCGCTCGACCCGGCGAACCGCGCGCTGTATGACCAGATCACCGCCCTCGAAGATCAAGCCGATGCGGCCGACAAGGCCGCGAAGGCGCTCGACGACGCAAAGGACGCACTCGCCGACCTCATCGACGGCCTGAAGGAGGCGGCGCAGTCGGCGCTCGCCGGCGTGCAGCGCGCGGTCGATGCGCAGCGTCAGCAGCTGCAAGACGCCTATCGGGCCGATGTGGCGAAGGTCGACGCGGTGCTCGCCGCGGCAAAGGATGCATACGCGGCCGAAATGAAGGCGATCGACATCGCGCGCCGCACCGCGAAGGCGGAGTTCGACGCGGTCGAGTCCGAGGTGCGCGCGGCGCAGGCCGTCCTCGATGCAGCGGCGAAGGCCCAGGCCAAGCAGTTCGACGAGGCGTCGAAGGCGATCGCCGCCGAGCGGGCCGCGGTCGAGAAGACCTACAAGGCTGAGTCTGCCGAGAACGACGCTCGCATCAAGGCGCAGAAGGACTCGGTCGACAGGCTCAAGGCGCTCAACACCTCACTGACCTCGACGCTGCGCGCACTGCGCCCGATCGACAGCGAGGGGGCAGACCGGGCCCGCGCCCAGGCGCAGATCCGCGACGCCCTGGCGGTCGCGCGCTCGACCGGCGTGCTGCCGACGGCCGACGACCTCAAGGATGCGCTCGCCATCGTGGCCAAGCCGTCCGAAGACCTGTTCGGGAGCTTCGAGGACTACCTGCGCGACTTCTACAGGACCAGCCTCGACATCCGCGACCTGGCCGACCTGTCGGGCACGGCGCTCGACGACGCGCAGACCCAGCTCGACGCGGCCATCGCGATCAAGGACACGCTCGACGCGAACCACGCGGCGGCGATCGAGCGGATGGATGCGCAGAAGGAAGCGCTCGACCTCGCGAATGACCTCGCGAAGGAAGCGCTCGCCCTGGAGCGTGACCGCCTGGCCGGAAAGCTCGACTCGGCGCGCTCGACCTACGACTCGACGCTGACCGGGCTGGATGCCAGGGCCCAGTCGGCGAAGGACGCGCTCGACACTGCGCAGCAGCTGGCTGACGACGCGAAGCAGGCGCTCAAGGACTCTCTCGACGCATCGCTCGCACGCTTGGACTCGCTCATCGCCTGGGCCGAGAAGCAGTACAACGCGGCCCTCGGCATCGATGACTCGGTGAAGACCATCCCCGAGGCCATCCAGGCGCTGCAGGATGCCCTCGGCGCGCTGGCGCCGGTCACCGGCGGGACGGCCCCGGCCGGCTCTGTGAAGGTCAACCAGTGGAACAAGTCGGGCAACGTCCAGGCCTACACCGACCCGCTCGGCGCTACCGCGGTGATGGCGGTCGGCCAGGACACCTCGCAGGCGATCATCAACGGGGCCGGCGGGCAGGTGACCACCGTCGCCCAGGCGCAGCAGTTCATCGACGGCGCGATCGCCGCCGGCAACGCGGCCGGCGTGACGCAGGCGGCGGCCGACTACGGCATCAGCGCCAGCAACGTCGACGCCCTGGCCGGCTACACCGCCGGGACCTTCGCGGCCCTGTCGACCGGGGCGGGCACGATCGGCGGCTACTCGCTCGATGAGATCCGCGCGTTCGTGAACTGGGCGCTGTCGATCGACGACGCGATGTCGATCTACAACAAGGCGAAGGAGGTCGGGCTCAACGCGAAGTCACTCGACGCGATCATGGGCTGGCCGCTCGGAACGTCGAACAGCTGGGCAGCCGCGCACAACCTGCCCGCTTTCGCTGCGGGCGGCACCTTCGGCGGCGGCCTGGCGCTGGTGGGCGAGCAGGGCCCCGAGCTGATCTCGACCGGTCCGGCCCGCATCTGGAACAACGCCGACACGATGTCGATGCTGCGCGACCCGCAGCGGCGAGACGAGGCGCTGATCTCCGAGATCCAGAGGCTTCGGCAAGAGGTGGCGGATCTTCGTGCGGACAACAACGCCGGCAACAACGCCATCGCGTCGAGCACCAGCAAGTCGGCTCGCCTGGCCGATCGCTGGGACACCGACGGCCTGCCGGCCACGAGGACCACGACATGAAGGTG